AGAAAAAGTCAATAGGAAAATAGAAGAAAATGGCTGAAGCAACATTAAATGACGTAAGTAATGCGATTAAAGAAGACGGTAATAAGGACCGTGAGCAACTTAAAGGCGATTCTATTCGTCAATTTTTTCAATTAAGGTCATCCAACAAATTTTTAACATCATTAACTCAGGCTCAACTTGATTCTAACGAACAAATGAAGAAGCAATTTGAACAGGAGCAAGAGGCATTAAGAAGAACAAATGATCAGACTAAATTAAATGAATTAAATAATACGATTAAAGAAGACGGCCATAAAACCCGCAAGCAATTTCATGTTGATTTTGCTCGTCAATTTTTTCAAGTGGGCAATACCAACACACTTTTAACAAACTTAATTCAGTCTCAAGTTGCTGCTAACGATGGTTTAATAAACTTAACTCAGGCTGAAGTTGATTCTAACAAACAAATGAAGAAGCAATTTGAACAGGAGCAAGAGGCATTAAGAAGAGCAAATGCTAAAAAGACATTGGGTGAACCGGCCAATGATAACGATAGTAGATTTAAAAGAATGATGATAGGTCTAGTAGATAGTTATAATGGTGTGAAAAAGCTACTTGATAATATAAAAAAATCTATGCCTAATAAAGCGACTATGTTTACTTTACTATTTGGTGGTCTTGCTGCTGCCTTTGCTTTTTTCCCAAAAGAAGTAAAGGAATATTTAATTGATCCACTAATAGATGTTATTAATGTATTTAGAGACAAAGAGTCTACAACAGGACTGGGTAAGGTTGTCGAAAAATTAAAAAAGAGTTTGGAGTGGATATCTGATAATCTTGGTGAAGAAGCAGCGTGGATTGTAGGTATAGTTGGTGGAGCGGCCGCATTGAAAGCTGCCGGTATACCTACCCTTGGTCTTGGTTCAATTTTAGGCATAATTACAAAATTTGCGATGGCTCACCCACTTATAACTACTGCGGTAGGCGTAATCGGCGGTTTGATTGCACTCTTTGATTTTTTCAGAGATAGAACAATTAAAAGTGAAACTGAAAAATCAAAAGCACTATTAAAAGAATATGAAGCTGCCGAGGATAATAAAGAAAGAGAAAAAATTGCCAGGCGGGCGGCGGCGGCGCAGGATAGAATTAGTGAAACTGCTATAGGTAATGTAGATTCTATTCAAGACCCGCTAAAAGAAATTCGTAGGCAGCAGGACAGTCGGCTATGGTTAATGTATACTGATGCAATAAAGAACATGTATGTCACAGAACAGGAGGCGAAGAAGGCGCAGGAAGCAGCAGCAGAGGCCAAGAGGAAGGCAGAGGCGGCGGAGGCGGCCAGCCTACCGCAAGCAAGACAGCTTGGGCTGGTGGCCGAGAATGAGGAAAGAGAAGCGAACGAAGCCCAACGTAAGGCCAATAAAAATCGAAACGAAGCTCTTCTACTTGCTAGACAACAAGCAGTGAATGCGATTAGTATTGCAGAAGATAGCGACCAGCTTCTTGCCGCATATAAAAAATCGTTAGAAGATACTATAGCTAAATTTCAAAAAGCAGGTTTTGAGGGCGATAGATTAGAAGAGGCAATAGCCACTGCTGTCGAAGACCTCAATGCAGCCGTCAAAATCCGAAGAGGACAAACTACCTTTAAAAAGATAGGGGGCAACGAGGAGAACGATTTCAACTCCCCCGCTATTGAACTGGATCGAATAAGGGCAGCAGCGGATAATTTTGGGTCTCAAAATATGTTAATAGCCGCATTGGAAAAAGGTAATAAAGATGGCACGTTTATTGCTGCTCCAAGAACAACTAATGACAATCGTGATATGAGCGTTAAAGAAACTATTTCAATCTATAACAATTATGATAACTGGATGTCGAAGAATCCCAATATGCATTATGGAACCACATTAATGTTCTAAACAAAAAAAAGGGGAGCTAAAAGCTCCCCTTTCTCTTAGTCTTCAGCCAACTTCTTGAAGAACGATAAACTATCATCCTCCGCATCATCAACTGTATCCATTGCCCAAGACGGCGATGAATCTTCAGTCTTGCGTTCAGGAGCAGATGCTTCCTTGAACTGAGGCTTGAAGTCCATCACCGCCGGCTCGTCTTCCTGAGCGGTCGTTTTGGGTGCGTGTGAACCGCCATCAAGAGCGAGTACCCGATAGAGTTTAGTCTTCAGGTCAGTATAGCTCTTGAAGTTCTTAGGATCGACGAGTTCTTGTAGGGAGTGCTGCGACTTCCAGATACGTTCCAACTCATCATCATCAGTATGAAGAGGAGTGGCAGAAGCAAAATCGGAACGGTCATAGTTACGATATCCTTCTACATTACGAATCTTGAGATTGAAGTTTGCACCTTCCCAAAAGTCAAAAGGATTCACTGGAGTCTCATCTTCAAACTGAGGATTCATTGCTTCGTTCAGTTTGTCGAAAATCTTCTTACCATACTGATAGAGAAAGACCTTACCTTCGTTCTCAGGTTTAGCAGAATCCTTTACGATATAAACGTTAGAGAAATATTTCAGACGGCGCTTCTGCTTGCGAGCAATCTCCTTATCAGAGTCAACACCAGAGTTCCAAAGCGTAGAGTTGTACTCAGACACTGGGTCTTCTTGACCGATTGATGTAAGGGAGTTCTCGATATACCAACCACCTGGACCTTGAAAGCCGTGGTCCCAGAGACGAACGAAGGGCATGTCTTCGCCGTCGGGTGCTGGTAGGAAGCGTAGTACAGCATAGCCATTACCAGCCTTATCGACCTGTGGCTTCCAGATACGGTCATCACCGTATGTCTGCTTTGCTTGACTACCGTTCAATTTCTGAAGTTGAGCGTTTAGCTTATCAAAAGAGTTCTTTTGAGTCTTCAAGTTTGCGAATGCGTTCATTTGTATTTTCCTTGTATGTGCGATTTATCCAAAACGATCAAGCAATGTTTGCTTCATTACTGACCTATCATATTGTAGAAACGGTTTATATTTACTACTCTTAGAGTATACAACTTCCCAGATGATTTGTAAAGCTATTTTTGAGTTCCAATGCTTAAAAATATCTAGAATGTCGTCGAGTATAATCAGCGATTCCAGTGAAAAACGTTTAGCGATAACTTCGTTTAACAATGGCGGGTGCTGACCATTCACCACTTTAAAGTTAGAGTCAAAATCTTCGTCTAATGTTCGTATCTCCTGTTTGAAGTGATATGTTAGTGATTGAATTTTCTTCGACCACTGCTTATATATATCGTCGCTTTCACTGTTTAGTAGGTCTCCAACCCATATCTTCTTGTCAGAGTTAACCATATTAGCAACGATATAATTCTTGTAATCGTTATGTTTTGATAACTTATAGAACTGAAACTTATCCTTTCGAATCTCGAACGACTGCGGAGAGGCATTTACCTTGCCGTTATACTTGAAGTAGTCATACGACGAGGTAAAATGCCTCTGTAGTGCTAGATACGCAATGTATGTGTCATATGCGTCTCTGGTCGAGTATGTACTCATACAGGCAGCTTGGCTGTTCTCTCCATTAGACGAAGGTCTTCAGCTTCGTCCTGAATGCGAGACTTGAGATTTGTATTTTTGCGAATGATATCACCTAGTGCTTCAATTTCGATATCATTCTTTTGAGCATAATCCAAAACAGCATCCATATAGTTGCTATCAGGCTGCTTTGCGAGTTTATGTACATAAGTCATAAAATCATCATATTGTAATGTTAGCGTCATGGCAATCTCTCCTTCAATAACGAAATTTTACTTTCAAAATAATTCATGATTACTGCTTCCTCATCTAATGTCGCATTCTTATACTTAGATGTACTTTTCATATTTTCAATATGGCGGACGAATACGGCAAGTTCTATGTGTTCAGCAGCGGTCAGCATGTATATCTCCCTGTTTTAGATTTCTTCTAGGCGAGTTAGAGCCATCTCTTGTTCTAAGAGTTCTTCGTATTCTTCCTCTTCAATGATATATGGGGAATGACTCATGAGCCATTGCACAGATTGATTTACAGAATCGTGAATGAAATCTTCTGCCTCATAGAAGTCTTCAAATTCTGTGACCTCTGGGTTTGGGTCAAGCGAGTCTACGGCGATTGTTACACGATATTTCATTCTACACACTCCTCAATGATAAAGTCTGGATCGTCTTTAACAGCAATCCAACGTAAGTCTTCAAGGTCCATGGAGATTATCATGGCAAAGGGACCAGCGAGACGCTGATGTGTTGATGTGTGAATACGCTCACTAATCTTGGTACACAACCACTCGGTACCGAACTGCTGAATGCGGTTCTTACCGTGCTTGCTCTTGCCCTTGAGTTCGATTGTATCACCTTCTTGCATAACAAATATCCTTATGAACGAATGCCGTGTTCTGCTGCCAACTCAGTTCCGTTGAACAGAGTGAAGCCATCCATATCGTTGATAGCAACCATCACTTCAAGGTCGATACCAGCTTTGGTACGAACGCTCTCAATGCGACCCCTACCAAGAGGAGTATCAATGAAGTTACCTTCGGCACCCCAAAGGTCACTCATGAA